TAGATTGTACTAGGTTCATCATCACTACCTGCAACTACTATTCTTTCTGAAAACTTTTCAATAAACTTACAGCCTTCTGGAGCAGCTACATTTAATTCTTGAAAATGATAACCATCAAAATCTATTTGAAATTCTGCTATTTTATTTTGCCCATCTACTATGTAGATAGCACCGTTTTCACCCTCGGATTCAAAAACAACAAATTTAACATTAGATTGATTTGTTCTTGGTAATGTTGTTCTTGCAGCTAAAGATGCAGGAGCTAAACCACCATGATATAATGTTAAACCATTTTTAGTAGTAGTTGTATTAGCATTTGAAAATAAAGTTATCTGTGTATTACTTTGAATAGATAGTACATGATAATAATATCCATCAATTCTAACCCAATCATTGACATGAAGAGAAGTTAAAAAAGTAGTTCCAGTTCCAGTAACAACTGCAGAACCAGAACTAATACTTACTGTTCCTGCTATTGCTGTAAAAGTATCTTTATTGATTTGATAATAAGATGTACCTGTAGTACTATAATATAAATTAGAACCTTGTGCAACAAGTACTCCATCATTGTATTGTGCAATACCATGAATTAAATCTGTAGAAGTTCCAGAAGGAATAACGGCACTTGTTGTTCCCCATTTTTGATAACCACTTATTCGTCTATACCCACCTGTAGTAGAGGATTCAAAATTTTGTAATTTAGTAGCAGCTCCTGGACTTTTAAATAAAGCATGTGAACTTGAAATTAAATCCAAGCCACCTTGTACAGTAATGGAAGCTCCTTGAGTTGGCATTAATTATCCTTTAAATAAATAGTCTTCTATCGTCTTCCACACTATCAGGTTGTGGTGCGTTTAACTGTTGAATCATTTTATCTAAACTTTTTTGATATTCAGTTAAAGCTAATTGAGTTTGTGAAATGTTATCTTTAAATTGATAAATATAATATCTTGCTCTAGCTAATAAAACAGTTTTATATTGTTCTGGAAATAAAACTTTATCTGTATCATTTACTAAAGCGGAAGGTCTATTGTATGCATAAAAGTAAATTCTATAAACACCATCAGGTATAGGCGATAATCCAAAATATCTATTATCTTCACTTCTAATTACTCTTGAAGGTATTCCATAAAGTGGTGTAGCTTTAGAACTATCTTGTTGTTCAGACTCTTCATAAAAGTTTCGCCAAGTATCTAGTGAAGTAAAAGATAATGTTTTAATTGTATAAGGTTCTGTTTTACCAGAAACACCTTGTTCAGTTAATGTAAATTTATCCCATACTACATTAGAAAAATCTGTATCAACATCTGTTGAACCTGTTTTTAATAAATACCATCTTTGTCCAGCTACTGTTTCAACATAAGTATTACCATTATAATTACCTTGTATTGCTGAACTAGATAACCAAGACCAAGTATCTTGAGCATCTATAATATCAAAGTAAGCTCTATTAACACAGTTAGCTACAAATTTTTGTATTGCAACAGCACCGCTTATAGTTGTTAATTCAGGTTCATTAATTTCAACAAGTAATTCGTTAGTTAATGATAAATAAGTTTTAGCCATATATTAACAGTTCCATGCTCTTAATGATTTATTAATTCTTGAGTTAGGGTCGTTTGCAGTTTTAGCTGAAGTTAATTTTTTCTTCATGCCTTTCATTCTAGCACAAAAAGATTTTCTTCTACCTGCATCTTTTTTATTAGTAGGGTTCGGAGCAGGAGGTTGTAGATTTTTTTTCTTTCCTGTCTTTGTACGACCTTTATTATAAGAAGCTCTTCCCTTTGCATTTAAACCACCTTTAGGGTCTTTGCCTTCTTTACGAGTCCATGCAGGTGATGACATTATACCCATAATAATTCTTTATTTCTTTTTAGATTTTTTTATAACAATAACCATAGAGCCGCCATTTTTCTTTGAATGTGCTTTACCACCGCAACTCATTTTAACTGGTTTCTTTTTATTTTTATACATTGTAATCCTTTACTTTTTTTTAATTTTTTTAATAACACCTTTGTTAGCAGAAGCATAAAAAACTTGTTTACCTTTTTCTGCACCATAACTTTTCTTCATGGAAGACATTATTTTTTTACCTTTTTTATTTAATGGCATATAAATATTTTATATTAGAATTTAATGATTGGGGATATTGCTACCCCCAACCACATTGTATTAACTATTTGGTATAGTTAGTATTAGTCTGCAACGTAGATTATTTTTCCTACGATTTCAGGTCTTAATACTTTTCTACCCCAAACCATTAACCCTCTAACGATGTCAGAGAAAGTAGTAACATCTCTAACTGTTTCTACTTTATTCATCGCACTTGCAGCAGATACTGCAGAGATTTGACCGAATAAAGCTTCAGGTGCAGTTGCTGAACCAGCAGGTGAAGCACCAGATAAGTCGTTAGTTGGTAAGTTGTTAGATTTGTACATTTGGAAACCTCTTAGTAATCCAGATGCTACTAAACCATTTCTGATTGAACCTTGACCAGCATTAAAGTCTACTGATAAAAGTTTAGAAGATGTGTTAGCTAATTCGTTGTACCATTCAGGTGCAGCGACAAACCATCTACCTTCTTCAGGTGCATTAGCTTCATCTAATTCTTTAGCAGCTAATGACATTTGGTTTAGGGGGTCAACTTCTCCACTACCAAATCCAATATCAATTGGAACTGATGTAGTACCCATTCCTGTAGTTACAGTTGCACCTGCAGAAATAGCTGCTAGGATGTTTGCATCCATTGCATCTCTTAAAGCATATGCAGCATTGTCTGAAGCTACAGCTTGGAAGTTAACGTGAGAGAATCTCTTCTCTAAGTCATCAATCTTAAATGAAAAAGATTTAGCTTGGTCAATAGTAAGAACAAGTTCTTGGTCAGTTAAGTTAGTTGAAGTTACAGCTAGACCTCTAGTGTAATCTGCAACTGAGATTTGAGGTTCTTTGATGATGTTTACTGTATCACCAAAGCTTGATATTTCGCCCATATAATCTGTGTTACAGATTGCTTCTGCAACAGCAGCTTTTCTAAGAGCTATTTGTACTTTTTTGGAATAGACTTCAGGAATAAAGAAACCATTTGTTTGTCCTGCTACACCTAATCCAAAGTTATAAGTTGAACCACCTGCGAATTTTGCCATAGTAGTTATCTCCTTTGTTTATTGGTTAATAAAAAATAGATAGAATTAATCTATAATTCTACCTTCTCGTTGAGCTTTTACAATTTCTTTTTCGTATTGCATAAACTCATCGTCTGACATTTTAGCAATATCAGAACGTCTGAAAAACTTTTCTTTACCTTCTGGTATCTGAGTCTGTTCTTTAGTTTTAACTAACAGGTCAGCACCTTCTTGTTTAGAATTGTTCTTCTTAGTTTTTTTATCTAAACCAAGTCCTCGGTCCTTCTTATACAAGTCAATTGCTCTTGCAGCAAGTTTACCATCAGAATTATTTTCATATATCCATTTTTTAATTTCCATTGGTTGGTCATCAGCCCAATCATGAAAATCATCTGACTCTTTTATTTGTTCAAAGTCTGGATGATATGTAGAAAGTTCTAATTCAGCTTCTCTTTGTTGAAGAGTTTTATTAGCTTTTTTTAAACTTTCTAGTTCTTCTTGCAAACTTTTAATCTCGCTTTGAGATTGCAAGTGAGATACGGTTTCCACAACTCCATAAATGTCAGGATAATCATTTTTAAAAGCTTCTAATTCAGCTTTTGATTTGGGTGGTGTATACTTAGGTCTGTTCTCTTGAAGCTGTACTTTAAGTTCACTTTCCCTACTACTCCACTCATTGAGTTTCCTGTCATAGTATCGTTTAAGGTCATCGTACCTTTTTTTATAATCAACTTTTGCATAAGGGGTAGCTTCTACATTTAATGCAGAATCTTGAACCTTATCCATAGTAGCTGTAGTATCATCAGTATTATCTTCTGGGTTGCTTTCAGCAGTAGCAGTTGATAAACTTTTGTTACTTTCAGGGTTTGGCTCGAACAAACCTGTATCAGCAGATGTTCTATCGGAAGGCATTACACTTTCGGTATGCCAAGATTTCTTTCTGTTGTAAGGGTTTGCTGCGACTTCTTTTAGTCCTTCTTCGTTTGTACTCATTTTGTCCTCCTTAGGGCTTCATAACTGAAGGTAGCTATGGTAGGTTTTTCTGTTTGAAACGAAACTACAAGGGCTTACAATAATAATTTATTATAAGGTAGCTTGTCTATTCGTAGAGTTACCTTTCTCTACAAATTCTTTTATACTTCTTCTTCTGGTTGTTGAGAAGAAATTCCAGCATCATAATCTTGTTCTGCTTTTTTCATCATCTTTCTTAATTTGTCTACACCAATATTCTTAACTGCTTTTGCTGTAAATACAAATTCACCATCTGATAAAAGTGCTGGGATAGAGTCTGAAGTTCCTGTTCCTGGTCCTTCTACTTCTCCATCATCTGTAAATTCTGTTGCTACTAAT